TCCCCATGATCTTCACCTCGACCTTCTTCGAGGCCTTGATGACCATGTCGATCAGTAGCAGCAGACCGTATTCGCCGTAGCTGGTCCGCATTTTGTCCACCAACCACACCAGCGGCTGGTGCAGGAGCTCCAAGGCACGGCCGGACTGCGCGGCCGACAGCTTGTCGGCGTTCGCCCGGTTGCCGTGGATGCTTTCAAGGGCCAGCTCGCGCAGGGCCCGACAATACTCGATCACCGCCGCTGCGGCACGGCCGTCGATCTCCAGCAGCTTCGCATCGCCCTTTTCGGAGACGATCAGGGCACTCGATGCGCTGCGGACCAACTGCTTGTTGTCGCCGCCAGCAGGTTCCCGGATCATCAACAGCGGATCCGAGCTGTACTTGAGGCCGCGCCCAGCCTGGCTTAGCTGGTATTCCATCTCGATCTGGGTATCGACGGCCGGCCGGAACGTACAGGCCCCGTCGATCTTGCTGGCCCCGCCAGGCAGGTTCTTGATCCACGCCATCGGGACGAACCCGAGGTTGTGACGAACCGTACGCTGGTTGTCGATCCGGTCAGGGCCGCGACCGGTGACCTCCGGCTTCTCTGCACGCACCCGCCATGGCATGTACCACACTTCAGAAGCCGTGTCCCACATGCGCTGGAACCAAAAGTCCTCGTTCACCTCATCGTCCGGTATGGTGTAACCCATATCACGGAGAGAGCTGCCAGGGACCTTGTACTTCTCGATCACACGCTGCAGGGTGTCCGGCTCCTCGGGATCCCATGTCGGCGTCAGGAAAAGCGTGTCCAGCACGTCGAAGAAGACGCGGCCCTTCAGCACCCGCATAAGGATGGCGACGGATCCGATGGCGCCGCGGATCGCCGCGTCGGACATTGTCTCAACGAGGTGCGTCTCCTTGACCAGATTCGCCAAGGCACCGCGCACGTCTTCGTTTTCGCTGTGGATGAGCGGGAAGCGCCCTTCCCCAAACAGCATCGAGACGCTGTCCTGCACCACGATACGGCACAGGTTGTAACGGACGGACGGACGCCGATCCTTTAGGGGGATGTACTCCTTGGTGTTCGGGTTGAATTCGTTATGAAATAGATACGGCAGGACGTTGTAGATGGTGCCGTCCAGGACGCGCTTGCGCACGTCAAGCACCCACGTCCGATCGGGGTAGTCGCTATCCTTGGGGATGCGCGAGCAGATCTCATCGAACATGAAGGTGGTTCACGGTCCTACTTGGACTGCTTGATGCCGGGGTAGCCCACGGCAACGGCATGGCGCACTGCCTCCTGCTGGACGGCAGTGCCGAACTCATCGGCGCGCGCCAGGGCGTCATCGGCCGATCAGCGGGAACGTGACGAACTGCGCCGGCGCGCCGCGGCCGATCAGTTGGTTGAAGCCGCGGCTGCATGCGTCCGCCGTATCGTCGTGCATCGCCTCCGGGAATGCTTCGAGGCGGTCGAAGAACTCCGTGTTCCACGCCCCCGGCACGTAGTCGACGTTCCCGGCCTGGCACTGCGCGGAGAAAGGGCCGAAGCGGGATACCTTCGCGGCTTTCGCCGCCGGCGCGGTGGACGACGATTGCGCCGCCCTGCTCTCGGTAGAGAACCGGACCGTATGGCCTACCAGCAACTCCGAATACGTGGTGACCTGGGCCTTGCCGGCCTGGCCCGGGTCCTGCGGGATGGAGATCGTGACGCTACGGCCGGCCGCCCGGTCTCGTTCGGCCGTATTGAGCACGAACTGCTGGACGCGCCGCGGTGATCCCTGCATGAAGGCGTGTTCGATGACGAAGAACCGCCTCTCGTATTCGCCCATCAACACCGTTTCGGTGAAGTCTGGATCGTTGGTCTCTGTCTTCTCGGTGGCCGCCAGGTCCCATGCCCGCACCAACCGAATGCCGGCAGGGAGTGCCGATACAGGCTTCATCCATGACCGCTGGAAGTACAGACCGGCGGATGCCCTGATCTTCCAGTTGCCGCGTAGTAGGCGCTCGCGCTCGATCGTCGGCAGCGCCAGCAAGTTCGCAAGATAGCCTGGGTCGGCCTTCATCAACGCGGCGTTGTCGTTCAGACTCGCCGGGATGAACGTCACGGACTTTGGTAGCAGCGCATCCGGCGGAATCTTGCCGCGGAATCGCTCGATCAGCTCCTCGCGGGTGTTGCCCCAATGCAGCCTGTCGTTGACACGCAGCAGCCAGCGGACCTTGCCGGAACGCGCCTTGATCGGGAATCCCGTCTCCTGGTCGATCCACCATTCGATCAGCCGCGCAACGAAGCTGTCAGGGTCGGGGTTGCAGGTTGCCCGAACATAACCGCGCACGCCGCTCATCGAGCGGTTGCGGCTGACCATGTACCAGAACTGGGTCTCGGTGAAATGGGTCAGCTCATCGAAGCATAACAGGGGAATTTCGGACCCCTGGTAATTCAGCTTCGAGACTTCATGCTCAAGGTGAGACATCTTCACCTTGCCGCCGGCGCCCCAACGCCACTCCTTCAGCCCGACCTTTGGGACACCCCCCACCTTTGGGTAAAGATGCGACGACGCGTCCCAGAGGCCGCCCGGGTTCTCGATCTGCGGCGTGGTTCGACGCAGGAACAGCGCCGCGAAGAGGGGGTTCGTAATTACGTGCCGGAGGGGCTCAATCAGCAGACCCCACGTCTTGCCACCGCCGGCCGCCCCACCCAGAATCGCTATGTCGGCAGAGGTCTTGAAGAAATCAGTCTGCGGGCCAGGCTGTGGCCTAATTTCCTCCCTCATCCTGGGTATCCGCCTGATCCATTACGTCTACGACCTGCCCTTCGATCGTCAGCACCGCGGGCTCGGATTCTTGCTGCGACTCGTCTTCCAGGGCGGGGCGCTCATCGCGGCCGTTGTCCGGGAGGATCACCACCGCATGCTGGTGCTGTACCTGGATCGGCTCGCCATCTGGCCCGGTCAGCTCGGTGCGGCCCGTCTCCTTGAGGCCGAGCACCGCTTTCCCAAGGAAGATCAGCGGGGACACGGCGGTCACCGGCATCTTCTCGCCCTTGCGGTGCCAAGTGGTTGCTGCATCCACGAGCGCGTGGCGCAACCTGATGTCCAGAAGCGCCGTGCCCTTCTCGAGTTCCCTCGCGAAGTACTTCCTGAGTGTTTCCGGCGTGTAGACGTGGTCCATCGCCGCACAGATATTGTCGATCGACACGCCGATCGACTTGAGGTGCGACACCATTTTCCGCTGCGCGTCAGTCGGCTCCCGGCGTTGGCCGAGGATCGGGTAACCAGCCGCCTCCAGCTCCCGGCCGTAATACCGGAACAGGGTGATGTCGCTGATCGCCAGGCGCTCGCACATCGCCGGAACCGACGCCTTGACCGACATCATGTCGGCCAGGCGCAGGAGATCCCGCGTGTTTCGTCGGTACTGCTTGGTGGTTTGCATTGAAGGGGTTGGGCCTTACTCTGCGACCGCCAGACCGCTATGCGGCCCCCTGGGGTGCGCCGTGATAGCGAAACCCTTGAACCGCCCTGAGATGGCCGCCGAATCCGCTCTGCGTCATCGGCTTGCCGGTGACGCCCGACTTAGACCTGCTGCGCCCCTTGTGGCCGCCGTGCAGTGCCGCGGAGACCTGCCGCCAGGCTGGGTCGCGGCGCAACGCCGCGGCGAGTCCAGGGTGCGAGGTGTGGAAGATGGTGGTGACCTTGCGGCCCGGCAGGCGGGAGCCCGGGGCACCGTCGCGCTGCAGTTGGCAGACCGCGTTGAGGAACCGCATACCAACGCCGGCCCCTTGCCATTCGGGCTTCACCACCAGGCGGCACCCGCGGGCCTCGCAGTCGTGCCCCTTGGCCGCGGTTGACATCGCCATGTGGCAGACCCGCTCGCCCTCGACCACGCCCACGTAACAGCACGCGCCGATCATGCGCGGCAGCTTCAGATAGTGATGCGGCTCAAACTCTGGCCAATAGCGCCAGTCCGTGCGGACGACTTCCAGTTCGAACCGGGGCCGTCGCCAAAGAGACCTCCCCCGGCGGAACTCGCCGGTCGCGGTGTCATAGGCCCAATCCGGCTCGATCCAGTCCAGCACATCGTAGTGCGGCGTCAGGAGGACGACCTTGCCCTCCGACCTGCGCCACGCTTTCGAGAACGCAAGTGCCCCGAAACGCGCGATCTGACGGTCAACGACCGAGGTGAACTCGTCCACAACAGCGCGAGATGGCCCCTCACACACGAGGCGAGCCATATCGGCACGGAACCTCTCCCCCATAGATAGAACTGGGTACGGTCGTAGCCACGCTGGCACAGATCCCAGGCCCACAGCCGCCAGCGCGCCAGTAACCCCATCGAAATCCCCATTGGGCGCGATCGCGTCGATGATCGGCTTGTCGGCCGGCCACTCCGGGGTCCAGAAGCTGTCGGCACCGCCGAAAATCCGCCGCCCGATCGACGTCTTGCCTGATCCGGACGGCCCGACCACAACCCCGATCTTCCAGTCGCCGTCGTCTATCTCCAGGTCGGCGTCCAGGCTGAATGACGACCCGTCCTCGCAGTTGAAAAGCGAGTGTACACGCGCGGCCCGGTAGCTATTGAAATGGGCGCAGCTATTACGGACTGAAACGCGCATGGCTAAGTTGTGACCACCTTCAGATCGTAGCCCTGCTCCTGCAGCTCGTTGTAAATCCGCTGCTGGTCCGGCTCGCTCTTGCAGAGCACCATGATGGCGAACTGCTCTTTGTAGGCGTCGCCGACGGGCGCCTCATCGGTGCCAGGGGCAGCCGGCTCATCAAGCCCCAGCAGGGCGTTCATTTCCTGCGGGCTGAAGCCGACAATGCCAAGATCGAAGCCGTCGCTGGTGATGTCGCCGAGCTCCATCATCAGCATTTCGTTGTCCCAACCGGCGTTCTGCGCCAGCTTGTTGTCTGCCACGACGTATGCGCGGAACTGCGCATCGCTCCAACCGTTCACCTCCAGAACCGGAACGGTCCCCTTGGGGTATGGTTCCGCGGCTCCCTTCTTGCCCGGCGCGGGGTAGAGACGCTTCTTTGCGTCGTAGAGCTTCTTGATTGCCAGGATCGAACCATGACCCTTGGCAATCGTGCCGTCGCGGACCACGATGGCACCGACGAAGCCGAACTCGTCAAATGCCGCGGCGATCTGGTCAACTTGGGTGGCGCTGTGCGTGCGCGCGTTGCGAGCATACGGAATCAGCTTCTCGACCGGCCACAAACTGATGACCGGCGGAGCCCCATCACCTTGCGGCTCGGGGGGCATATCTTTCGTCGAAGCCATCTCAGGTCACTCAGGATGGGAGCAAGATAGACCGGGTGAGGTGCAGCGCCTCACCAAGATCGTCGGTGCGAAACCCGGTCTGTTCCAACAGCATCGGGTGTTCGTGGCCGTCGCCTTCGATG